GCTAATGCAGGTACAGCTACTGGAACTAAATTCTTTTTAACGATATCAGGTATTTCAGCAGTAGGTAATCCAGCAGGTAATGTATCAGCAGGAGTTAACGCTACAGCAGCAGATGTTATAGTTATAAGTGCAGCTAGATTAAAAGGTGTTAGTTTTACTAGTACCGGTACAGCAGGTATCTTATCTTTTGTAACTACTTCTCCATCAGGAACACTTGTGCTAAAACTAGGTTCAGTAGCAGACGCTACAGCCACTAGAGATCTTAACATCCCAGATGAAGGTACAAAATTTAGTTCTGGTATCTATATTCAGTATACAGTATCTACGTTCCTGACTATGACTGTGTTCCATGCATAATTATGGCAACATCAGGAACTAAGACATTCTCTTTAAGTATTGCGGACACTATAGAAGAAGCGTATGAATTAGCAGGGGTTGAACTTAGAACAGGTTACGATGCCGAAACTGCTAGACGTTCATTAAACATAATGTTCGCTGATTGGTCTAACAGAGGTATAAATCTTTGGACTATAGAAAAAGTTAGTACAACGTTAACCACAGGCACAGCTAGTTACTCTTTAAACTCTTTTGATATTGATATAGTTTCAGCGGTAGTAAGAGTTACGGATAGTGCTGGTAAATCAACTGATTTAGCCGTAGACCGTATAGGTAGAACAGAGTATCTTAATATCCCTGATAAAACAATACAAGGCAGACCTACCCAAATATTTTTAGATAGGCAAACTACCCCCGTATTAAATGTCTGGCCAACACCTGACAACACAGCAACGTACACATTAATAGCTAACACAATACAAAGGATTGATGACGCTTCTGCTTCTAACCAAGACCCTGAAGTACCATCTAGGTTTATTCCTTGTATGGCTAGTGGGTTATCTTATTACTTAGCTTTAAAAAAGAACCCTGAAAAAGCAGGTATGTTAAAGCAACAGTATGAACAAGACTTTCAATTGGCTGCTCAAGAAGATCGTGGTAGAGCTTCACTTTTTCTTACTCCAGCTAGGAACTCTTATTAATGGCTTACGCTTCTGGTAAGCACTCGTTAGCACAGTGTGATAGATGTGGTTTTGTTTACGGTTATCTTGAACTTAGAAAAGAATGGAATAACTTAAGAGTATGCCATGAGTGTTTTGAACCTAAGCACCCTCAATTAGATGTACGAGGACACAGAGTTGACCCTGAAGCATTAAGAAATCCAAGACCAACTGAACCTACACCAACTATGCATTTAGGTAAAGTAATTATTTCAAACCCTGTAAATGATAAAGGTGTTAGTTCACCTATTATGTTTGCCGGTAACAGTAACACAATAGGATCTCAATTTACCATGACGGAAGTAACGGGTAGTCTTGGGAACGTAAATATAGTAATATTACCATTATGAGTTGGACAAAGGCAACATTAACAGCAGCAATAAAAGATTATATTGAAAGTACAGAAACTTCACTAGTATCTAATATTCCTAATTTTATTCTGAGTACAGAAGAAAGAATATTAAAAGGCGTTCAGTTAGACGTTTTTAGAAAAAATGCAACAGGTGTAGGAACTCAAGATAATCCATATCTAGCTTCCCCAACAGATTTTCTATCTCCTTTTAGTTTGGCTGTTATACAAAGTGACGGTAAGTACAACTATCTAAAATTAAAACATGTTTCTTTTATTAGAGATTTTCAACCTTTAGTTTCTACTTCAGGAACACCTGAGTATTATTCAGAGTTTGATAACACTAGGTTCTTAATAGCCCCTACCCCAAGCACAGGATTCACTTTTGAACTACACTACTTTTATAGACCAAACTCACTAACACAAGGAACAGATGATGGAACTACTTGGTTATCTGAAAATGCAACAAACGCATTATTGTATGGTAGTTTAGTAGAAGCTTGTACTTACTTAAAAAACTTTGAAGCAATAGGTATTTATGAACAAAGATTCCAAGAGGCTATGGCGATGCTTAAAAACTTAGGTGAAGCTAAAAGCACTAGAGATCAATATAAATATGATGAAATTAGAAGGTCTCCACAATCATGATAGATGTAACAACAGAAGTTGGTTTAGGTACTATTGGCGTGGCAACTACGGATAATAGAGGTCATTCACCTGAGTTCTGGGCGGAACGTTGTACGTTACGTATTTGTGGTATATCTGAAAATGCAGCTCCTCACATACGACAACAAGCAGAAGCTTACAGACTAGCTATTTATGAACAGGTATTATATCATATTAAACAGGCAATGAACAGTCATGTTGTGACACTGAACGGCGAACTAACTATTCAAGGTCATGCGGATATGGCGAACATTTTAAAGGAAATTAAATAATGGCAATTACATCTACACTTACAACAAGCTTTAAAAAAGAATTACTAGAAGCAACACATAACTTTTTAGCCTCTGGAGGCAACAGTTTTAAGTTAGCTTTATATACAAGTTCTGCATCTTTAGGTGCGACTACAACAGCATATACTAGTTCTAATGAAGTTAGTGGAACCAACTACACAGCCACAGGTGCTGCTCTTACTAATATAAATCCCACTTCAAGTGGAACTACAGGTTTTACAGATTTCTCTGATTTAACTTTTAGTAACGCAACCGTAACGGCTAGAGGGTGTCTAATTTACAACGACACCAATAGTGATAAATCAGTAGCAGCAATCGACTTTGGTGGAGATAAAACTTCTACCTCAGGTGATTTCACTATTGTTTTTCCAGCAGCAGCAGCAAGTACGGCGATTATAAGAATAGCGTAAAATGGCTCAACTACTAAGTGGTTGGGGTCGAGCTGGTTTTGGTGAGCTCGGTTGGGATGAAGGAACTATTCCCGTTACCCTTACCGCACCAGCAGCAGCAACAGTAGGAGCACCCCAAGCAGGAGTTAATGCTCAAGCAGTAGCTTCAGTCCCAGGTTTATCAGGTTCAGTCGGTAGTCTTTCGGTAGCTGTAGACGGTGAAGCTATTGTTACTCTTACTGGAGCAGGCACAGTTGGTACTAGTGCTATAGGCACACCAGTAACTTCAACCAATAATAATTTATCAGTTGTTGGTTACTCAATGACTGCAAGTTTAGGAACTGTCACCACAGTTTCTAAAGGAAATGTTTCAACTGAACTAGAACAAGCAACAAGTTCACTTGGAAGTGTATTCGTTTGGAGCGACACGGATGATGCTCAAACAACTACATGGAACACTGTAACAGCGACTAATGATCCAAACTGGCAACAAGTGGCTTAACTTTTATGAAAAAACAACTTATAATAAATCTGCACGGAGATAAACAATGGCAACATACGTAAATGACTTAAGACTAAAGGAAATCGCTACAGGTGATGAATCCGGAACTTGGGGAACTAGTACCAATACTAACTTAGAATTAATCGGGGAAGCTTTAGGTTATGGCACAGAAGGCATAACTACTAACGCCGATACTCACACCACTACAGTAGCAGACGGAGCTAGTGATCCTGGAAGAGCTATGTACCTTGAATATACAGGTACATTAGATTCTGCTTGTACTATTACTATCGCACCTAATACTCTTAACAGAATGCACTTTATCGAAAATGGTACAAGTGGTTCTCAAAACATAATTATTTCCCAAGGCAGTGGAGCTAACATCACTATTCCTCCAGGAGATACAAAAGCAGTTTATTTAGACGGAGCAGGAAGTGGTGCAGCAGTAGTTGACGCTTTTGCTAGTCTTAGCGTAGTAGATTTAAAAGTACAAGATGATCTAACAGTAACAGATGATGTTGCTATAGGCGGAGACGCAGCAGTAACAGGAACTATTAATGGCGTAGGTATTATTTCTAATATCACTAACTTTGCTAATGGTATTCTTATTAGTCAAGATGCAAGTACAGGTACTTTAAATGCTGCTTCTAATAACACAGGTTTAGGTAATCTCGTTTTTGATGACCTTACAACTGGTGACGGTAATGTTGGTATGGGTTATTCAGCTCTTGCAGCATTAACTACTGGTTCTGATAATGTAGGCATAGGTGTGGGTGCTTTAGCATTAAACACTACAGCTGTTGAAAACACAGTAGTGGGTAGTTCAGCTGGAGATGCTATAAGCACTGGCAGTTATAATACAGGCTTTGGCTCTGCAACATTAGGTGCTACTACCACAGGCACTTTCAATACTGCTGTAGGTAGACACGCACTAACAGCTAATACAACAGGTGGTTCAAATGTATCTGTTGGTGGTCAAGCACTAGATGCTAATACTACAGGTGCAAATAACACAGCTGTTGGTACTTCTGCTCTTGGAGCAAACACTACAGGTACACCAAACACAGCAGTAGGACAAGCTGCTTTAGCAGCAAACACTACAGGTGGTTCAAATGTTGCTATGGGTAAAGGTGCATTAGATGCTAATACAACTGGTGGTAGTAATACTGGTTTAGGTACTGATGCTCTTTCAGGGAACACGACAGCTGGAAATAATACAGCAGTTGGTAAAGCAGCTTTAGAAGCAAACACTACAGGTGCAAACAATACGGCAGTTGGTACAGATGCTGCTAAAACAAACACTACAGGAACAGGTATTGTTGCTGTTGGAATTGCAGCACTAGAAGCAAATAC